CGCAGAACCCGCGCACGGTGAAGCTCACCTCCGACCTCACGCTCACGGCCTCCTTCAAGACGGCCACCACGGGCGGCGGCGACCAGGGCGGCGGCACGCTGGGCGATTAGTGTGTGACATTTTAGAAAAATATGATTATGGAAAAGGGAAAGAACAAACAAGAGAAAGGCCTGGCAGAGCGTTCCAAGGAAGGAGCCGCCGTGGGTCGTATCGAGGTCGAGGTCGGTGGTAGCGTTTACCCCGCTTACATGACCAACGGCGCTATGCTGCGCTTCAAGCAGCAGACGGGCCGTGATTTGACCGACAGCGATGGTGGATTCTGCGACACGTTCACGCTGCTGTGGTGTTGTGTGGCGAGCGCGTGCAAGCGCGAGGGCGTGAGCTTCGGGATGAGCCTGGAGGAGTTTGCCGACGCCACCGACCCTGCCGACATCGAAGAGTGGAGCGCCTCGATGTTTGGCGATGACGGCGATGACGCGGATGCCGATGCTGGTAAAAAAAAATAAGCATCGAGGAAATGCTTGGTTACGGTCTGGGGGTGTGCGGCTTGAGTTTTGAAGACTTCGGGCTGCTCACCCCCTCTGAGTTTCAGGCTATCGCAGCGGCCCGCCACCGCTACGACGACGACCGGGAGCGGGAGGCGTGGGAGCGTGCGCGGATCGTAGGCGTGATGAGCGTGAGCCCGTGGAGCGGGAAGAGCGTGGATCCGAAGCGGGTGCTTCCGTTGCCATGGGACCAGCGGCAGGAGGCGCGGCCCGAGCCACCCGAGCAGAGACCCGCGACGAAGGAGGAAGCGCAGCGCGCCTTCGAGGCCCTGATGAGACGTCGGAGAGAGGCCGAGGAAAGGAGGAAGAGAAAATGAATGAGAAGCAAGTGATCGGGCAGGCCTGGAACGACCTGCTCAAAACGTTTGACCAGCGCGAGATGAAGCGGACGCTGAAGGACGCCTATCGTCGGACGGGCAAGATGATCGCCGCCGTGGCGAAGCATAGCGTGGAGGGCAGCGGTATCAATGACTCTGGAAAGCTGGCCAAGGGCGTGCGCGTGCGCGTCTATCCGCGCGGCGGTGGCTTCATGATCACGGTGAAGCCTCACGGCAAGAGCGGGTATATCAAGAACCGGCACGGGCTGGAGAAGCCTGTGCTCATGTGGGCCGCGGAAGGTACGAAGCAACGCTATCCACGCAGCTGGTCGAAGCGCTTCCTGGTGAACACTGGGGACGGCTTCCGCTGGGTGGGCAGGAACAGGGGCAAGATGCCCGCCTATCACTTCCTGGACGCGGCCGAGGCGCAGGGCCCGAAGATCGTGGAGGAGGAGATCGGGACGGCTATCGAGAACGCCACGATGAAGCGTGCGGCGAAGCTGGGGTGGCTGTGAATATACTTTATTTATTATAATAGAATATGGCAAAGACTATTCCTTTTAATATCAAGATCCGTATCGACGGCAAGGACGTAGTGGTGAGCAGTCGGCGGGATGTGGAGAGATTAGGCGAGGCCCTGAACGCTTCGACCCAGCGGGCGAACCGTTTCAGGGATTCGATGATCAAATGGTCGTCTATCAGTACGACCGTCGGTAACGTCTATAGTTCCCTGCAGAATCTGACCAACATCATGGGCGGGTATATCGCGAAGGCCAACGCAGCCACGGAGGCCCAGACGAAGCTGACGACGGTGATGCGGCAGCGCATGAGTGCGACGGCTGAGGATGTGGCCTCGGTGAACGCGGCGGTGGCTGCTCAGACGAAGCTCGGCGTGGTGGGTGGTACGGTGCAGCGCAGCGGCCTCCAGCAGCTGGCCACCTTTGCCAGTCATAAGCGGACGCTAACGGCCCTGCTTCCCGCCATGAACAATCTGCTGACCCAGCAAAATGGTCTGAACGCTACAAGCGAGGACGCCGTCGGCATCGCTAACCTATTGGGCAAGGCGCTGCAGGGTCAGACGGGCGCCCTGAGGCGTGTGGGCATCACCTTTAGCGAGACCCAGGAGAAGGCGCTGAAGGCCGGCAACGAGGGCGAGCGGGCCGCCATGCTCGCCGAGATTATCACGCAGAACGTCGGCAACATGAACGCCGAGCTGGCGAAGACGGACGCGGGAAAGGCGAAGCAGCTGGCCAATAGCTTTGGCGGGGTGATGGTGAATATCGGCAAGGCCCTCATGCCGTACCAGAGCATGATCGCCCAGTTTGGCCAACTGGGCATGGCCGTGACGGGCGTGGTGCAGTTTGGCACGGCGCTGGCTGGCTGTGGACGCGCCGCCGCTGGCGCCGTCACGAAGCTGCTAAAATGGGGTCCCGCCTCGCAGGTGGTGCGCCAGGCCTCGGTGGGCATGGGCGCCGTGCTGGAGGTGCTCATCGGGAAACTGCGCGGCGTGGAGGTGGGTGCTACCACGACGGCCACGGCCATCCGTACGCTGAAGGTGGCCTCGGTGGTGGGTCTGGCCCTCGCTGCTCTCTCGGCCATCATCTACGGCGTGTCGAAGACGCTGGAGCAGTCGAAGCAGGCGCTGAGCGCCGAGGCCGTGGCGAAGCAGACCAACAAGCAGCTGACGGAGCAGCTGACGGGACGCCTGAAGGACGCGAAGGAGGCCGTGGCCGACAACATGGCGCAGCTCTATAAGGACATCGCCGTGACGAAGGACTGGAACGGCACGAAGGCTCAGGAAAAGAAGAAGGTGGAGGAGCTGAACAGTCGGTACGGCGAGACGATGGGCTACTTTAGCAGCGTGAGCGAATGGTATAAGGCGCTGACGGAGAACAGTCAGGCGTACTGCGACCAGCTGACGATCGAGGCCACTATGCGGGCCCTCGCTAATCAGGCGGCCACCAATAACATGAAACTGGACGACTTGGAGGAGAAGCGTAAGAAGGCCTCGACGGTGCAGCAGACGCGCGCCCAGCAGCATCCGTTCCTCTATGGCATGATGGTGGCTGAGGGTGCAAACCTCGACGTGATGCACGAGCGGATCAAGGGAACGAGCGAGAGGGAACGGATAGACGCTCAGATAAAGGCCGTGAAGGCTGACAATCTAAGGCTAAAGCAGCAGATGGCGGCGTATGCGAAGAAGGGTCAGGCGATCACGTTCAAGGTGAAGGGCAGCCCGGAGCCGCCTACTACTACGACTACTACGACTACTACGCACACGACGCCCACGACGCCCGCTCCGACCGCGAACGACGTGGTGGATGAGCCCGAGATCACGGACGGCATCCTCTCCATCCGTCAGCTGGACGAGCTGGTGGAGAAGCTCTACGCAGACCTGCTGGCGCTGCCCGATACGAAGGTGAAGGAGGCGCTGGACATCCAGGATGACATCGACACGCTGGAGGACTATCGGAAGAAGCTGGAGACGCTCCAGCGGATGCGGTATGAGCGCAGCGGCGGTCTGCAGGCCGACATGGGGGCGAGCGGTACGATCGGCGGTAACGTGGCGGGGAACACGGCGCAGGTGGATCTGGCCGCGCTGGTGCGCCCCGTGCTTCCATCTGCGGAAGAGCTGGAGGCGAAGAAGAAGGAGCTACAAGGCGTGAGCGGTTTCGACATCATCGCAAAAATCGACCTCAGAAACAACGAGGCCGAGGATCTGAGGCGGCAGCTGGAGACGGTGGCCGCAGCGGTGGATGCTGGCGAGATAGGCCGCGAGATGGGCGAGATGCTGGCCGACGGTATCAACAAGCAGCTGGCGGGGATCGGGAAGGTGCCGCTTAAATTCGGAAAGATCCTGAGGAACACGGACAGTGTGAAGGAGCGCATGGACAAGGCAGCGGACGCCATCAACCAGGTGGGGTCGGCGCTGCAGGGCATGGGGAGCGCCTTCGAACTACCAGAGCTCAACATCGCGGGCACCATCGCGCAGGCCATCGCCACGACGGCCATGGGCTTTGCTCAGGCTTCCGCGAACGAGGGCAAGAACGGCAACTTGTGGGAATGGGTGGCCGCCTCGGCTGTGGGTGTGGCGCAGCTGATGGCCATCATCAGCGCCGTGAAGGGCTCGACGGGGTACGCCACGGGCGGTATCGTCGGCGGCAACTCCTATACGGGCGACCGCATCCCCGTGAGAGTGAACTCGGGCGAGATGATCCTGAACCGCTGGCAGCAGAAGCGTCTGTGGGACGTGGCCAACGGGTTTGGAAATGTGCCTCAGGTCGGTAGTGTGCGTCCTGCGATCGGCGCTGGCAGCATCGCGCAGGCGACGGTGCATGTGAGCGTGAGCGGGCGACTGGTGGGCCAGGGGCGGCAGTTGGTGGCCGTGATCGGCAACGAGCGGAAGGCGAGAGGCAAGGCTGGCTGGCGCCTGCCGTGGGAGTAGGTGCTTGCTGGTTTTTTGGAAAACAACTTGAACAACTTTTACAACAAGTAACAACGCTTCGCCAGGATATTGCCTCTTCGAGGCCCATGCTGACCAAGTGTTGCTGCAAGGGAAACAACAAGAACAACGCTTCGCCCTGCTTTCGACTTCTGCAAAATCGAGAAAAGCCCCCGACACGCATGGACGCGTGCCGGGGGCTTCGGATTATAGAGAATATGAAAGATGTCCGGCTTATTTCTTCAAACTGCCTATGATGTAGAGCAGGATGATGAGGACGACGATGAGGACGAAGAAGGTGTAGCCGATATAGCCGAGAACGGACCTGTCGAGCGGTCGCCGATCGGTCTCTATGTGCTTCTTCTGTACTGCTGAGATTGTGTCGGTGCGGCTGATCAGACGGCAGGAGTCGGTGTCGATGGCGCTGGAGGTGGCCGCCCGGGCCTCCTGACGGGAGGACGTGGTGGCGGTGGAGCCGTCGTGGAAGCGGAAGCGGCGGGCGTTGATCCAAATCTCTGTAAAGGTGGTGTCGGCCTGCTGCCATGTGGCCCGTCGGTAGTGGGCCGCCGTGGTGTCGGCGGTGGTGGTCTGCTGGCGGGTGGTGTCGCGGCTGACCGTATGGGCCGTGGTCGTGTCGGTACGGACGGCGGCGTGGGTCTGTGTGGCCATGGCGTCGGCCGTGGTGGTGGCCGTGGATCGCAGCTCGTCGGAGGCGGTGCGTCGGGAGGCGCAGGCCATGACGGCGATGATGAGCGCCAGGATGGCTATGATGTGGAGCGGCTTAAATGTCTGCATATTCTTTGATGGCGTTGAAGCATGGACAAACTTTTTGCCACTTCTCGGGCGAGTATTCTCCCCAGATGGAGCGGTGGCCGAGGATGACGGCCTTGGAGTATCTGCTATGGATGTCGGCGAGGAGGGCGCGCAGCGCGGCCTTCTGCGCAGGCGTGCGGGTGTCCTCGATATGGGCGCTCCCTACGTCACGGGGATTAGCCTTGTGAAGGCCTATTCCTCCGATGTAGGCCACATGGATGGCGTGGGCGTTGTAGCCCTTTACGCCGTTGGAGACCTTGTCCTCTGGCTGGAGGCTGACGACTTCGCCGGAAGGCTTGACGACGTAGTGGTAGCCCGGGTTGCTCCATCCGATGGACTTCCAGCCGGCTCGGAGCGATTCGACGGAGGCGGTGGGGAGGGTGGCCGTGCAGTGGACGAAGATGTGGGTGATGGTTCTCTTGTTCATGATGTTGTTACTTTTGGTTGGAAGGACCAGGGGCGGGGGAGGCCGCCCCCGGCGGGGGGTGCTTTGGGGCGGGGGCGGGGGCGACGGC